TCGAAAATCAAACGTCAGCTACATTGACCTTTACTCACGGTTCTGGAGCTAACGTAGCGGTACTTGCGGGGCAAGTTAAAATCATTGGTACTGACGGAGTAGGGAATGCAGGGGCGGTCTTTGACCTGATGCAAGACCTATCTGTACCTGATTTGTTTGTAGACGATGATATTACCTTGCAGTCAGACGCAGCAGTCTTAGGGTTTGGCGCAAACAAAGACGTAACTCTTACACACGTCCACGACGCGGGGCTGCTGTTAAACGCTGCCATGAAGATACAGTTTAGAGACGCCGCACTTTCAATCAGTTCAAGCGGTGCAGACGTATTAGATATTGCGTCAGATGGAGTCATAAATCTCACTGCTACAACAGATGTAGTCATACCCGCTAACGTTGGGCTAACCTTCGGAACCGGCGAGAAGATTGAGGGTGACAGCACTGACTTGACTATAACGTCGGGAGCTAAAATCAACCTAACCGCTACTTCAGATGTCGTTGTCCCTGCCAACGTGGGCATCACCTTTGGAACTGGCGAGAAGATTGAAGGCGATAACACTGACCTTACCATAACTTCTGGGGCTAAAATTAACCTAGCCGCTACCTCAGATGTACATCTAGCCAACAACATAGGGATGGTGTTTGGTGACGCAGGTGAGAAGATAGAAGGTGACGGTACTAACCTCGCAATTAACTCTTCAGGCGATGTAAACATCACTGCTACGACTGTTGACCTTGATGGTAACTTAGAAGTCTCAGGCTCGATCACGTTGGGTTCTGGCGCAGTAATAGTTGAAGCCGAACTAGAATTGTTAGATGGTCTTACTCCCGGTACAGCAATCGCCACTAAAGTGGTTACTACCGATGCAAACATAGATACAACAGGGCAAAGAAACCTTACCATTACAGGTGACCTAGTAGTCGGTGGTGACCTTACTATATCTGGTGATGACTTAATTATGGCGACTAACACCGCTGGTATGCTGCTCATTGCTGACGGCACAAACTTTAACCCCACTGCAGTGACTTCTTTATCAGAGATAAGTACTGCCGCTAACGATGATGTATTCTTAGCTATTGATACTTCTGGGGGTGGGCTTAAAAAGATTACTAGGAGTACTGTTCTTGCTGGTACGGGTTCAAGTACAGACTTAGCCAACGTTGTTGAGGACACTACCCCACAGCTAGGTGGAAACCTAGACATGAACGGTAAAGATATTGTTACACTTTCTAATGCTACAATAGACCTAGCACCTCATGGTACTGGTACAGTAGTTGTACGAGGTAATACTAACTCAGCCGCAATCGTGTTTAACTGCGAGAGTAACAGCCACGGTCAAACAGTCCAAGCACAACCGCACTCCGCTAGTGCTACAAATACTATGTTATTACCAGAAGGTTCTAGCTCAACTTTATTGTCCCGAGTATCTACAGATACACTCACAAACAAAACTCTTACATCCCCTAAAATTAATGAGAATGTAGCGGTAACATCTACAGCTACAGAATTAAATTTACTAGATGGTGTTACTAGCACTACAGCAGAACTTAATATTCTTGACGGAGTAACTTCAACAGCCGCAGAACTTAATATACTTGATGGTGTAACATCTGACGCTGCGGAACTTAATATACTTGATGGTGTAACGTCTACTACCGCTGAATTAAACATTTTAGATGGTGTGACATCTACCACAGCAGAACTTAATATCTTAGATGGTGTTACTAGTACTGCAGCAGAGCTAAACATATTAGACGGCGTAACTTCAACAGCAGCAGAATTAAACATATTAGACGGCGCGACTGTAGTAGTAGGTGAGATCAACGCACTGGATTTAGGTAGTACAGCAGTAGGTACAGCTATCGCATCTAAGGCTGTTATACTGGACTCAAATAAAGACTACACAGGTATTCGTAACCTAACCATTGCTGGCACACTAACACAAACTGGCGTAGCAACATTCGCAGCAGTTCCAATCGCAAATGCTGGCCTATCAGTCAAAAACGGAAGTACTTCTGGTGGGTTTGTGTCATTCTTTGAAGACAGCAGTGATGGAGCTTCGAGCGTAAAATTAATTGCTCCTGCTTTAGCGGGTGATGTATCAGTAACCCTGCCCACCGCAGCGGGAATTTTAGCAACCATAGACGATGCTACAGCTTTAGCAATCGCACTGTCATAGTTAGGAAAAAATAATGGCTAATCTTTTTAAGGTTGTAACAAATGCAACTATGCCGGGGACGGCGGGAACATCAGACGCTCTGTACACGGTGCAAAGTAACAAGGCCATAATCGTGCTGGGCTTGGTGTTAGCTAATGTTCATACGGCTCAAGTCACAGCCTCAGTCACGCTTGTTAGCACTGTAGATCAAACGGGGGCCGCACAAAACGGAACTTCGTTTATTGTTAAAGATGTTGCAATCCCAGTAGGAAGCTCGTTGTCGGTCGTGGATGGCAAGATCGTGGCTAACGCTACAGACGTAATTAGAGTGGACTGTTCAGTCGCAGATAAAGTTTCAGCAACACTTAGTTATATGGAGCAAGATGTATAATGGCAGGCTATATTGGTAATAAAGCTGTTGGGTTAAATGTTACTACAGGTGACATTCTTGGTGATGTTGGTGTAGGTGGTGATGCTACTATTGCTGGCACACTAGGTGTTACAGGTGAGACTTCTGCACCAAGTTTTAAAGCAACAGACTTTATTAATATACAAAACGATGATGCAGAGATTTATTTCACAAACGCAGCTAATAACCGTTATGCAAGATTTAAACGAGATAATACACACAACGACCTTGATCTGGCTTTTTTTAACGGTTCAAGCACTTCTGATAGATTTAAATTTAGAGCAGCAGGTGATCTTCAAGTCATAACAGGCAACCTAGTAATCGGCACAGCGGGTAAGGGCATTGATTTTTCTGCACAAACAGCCAGTTCTGACAGCGGTGCATCTACTACGTCTGAACTTCTTGACCATTACGAAGAAGGCAGTTGGACGCCATCTGTCTCAAGTGGAACTGTAAGTGGAACTTGCTCATATACTCGCATTGGACGTATGGTTTATATAACGGCAGACCTAACTTTAGCAGGAACTAGGGGCGGTGAAGCGTTTCGAGTCGGGGGCCTTCCCTACGCAGTCCCTCGCTGGTCACCCGGCGGGTTTTATGCTGTTAATTACACCAGAGAGGGAACGGATCAAATTAGTGCCGCTGCCGCTGGGGGTTCATCAAACGTAGGTTTTGTTGCCTTTGGAGATGAGGCTTTAGGGAATGAATTTGGAAACGGCTACTTTGTTCTTTCGATCTGGTACAATTTATAACCCACTGCATAGCTTTGGGTCGGACAGTCCATAAAAGGAGATAAAATATGGCAAATGGTGACATAACAAAAGTAATAGAGTACGACAAAATTGAGGTTGTAAGTTCTTGGAGTATCAATGTTCGCAAGGCAACTAAGATCATGGAAGAAGGTTCAGACGGCTCATTAACTGAGCTTAGTCGTGCGTTTCACAGACACGCTCTTCAACCATTTACTTCAACAGTAGATGCTGATGGTGATTGGACACACGCAGCCACAGACATCTCTGGTGAAGCTACAAGTGTACAGGCCATAGCTACAGCGGCATGGACTGACGCAGTTAAAAACGCATACAAAGCAATGCGTGAAGCACAAGGGGAGTAGCCAGACATGTCAGGATATATCGGAAGTACCCCTGTACCACAGGCTACACAACACAGAGAGGCTTTTACAGCTACTGAA